ATTGTGGCATTCAGAGTTCCTCCTTGAGCTAAAACTTCCGCTAAATAAGCAGCAGCATCTGAGTCAAAAGGTGGTGGTGAGGGTGTTGGAGTATTCGTTGGGGTAGTTGTATTAGTTGGAGTATTCGTTGGGGTGGTTGTATTAGTGGGAGTGTTGGTAGGTGTTGGAGTGATGGGAGCAGTTGTAGAAGGTGTTGGTGTCGGAGTTGGGGGTGCTAAGGATGTTGCCTCTACTACATTACCGTAAAGGGGTCTTAATTCCCCTAACCAATCTACATATTCAGTATTTCTATGAATGTTTCCCATCGGATTCTGTGGCTAAAAAAATGGGGTATCTCTACCCCATTCTCTTTATATTAAAGATATAAATTAAGGGTTCCAAGTAAATCCACCGGCAGTAAATACTGCGTCAATTGTGGTCGTAACCTCAATCTCTCTGATGGATGTGGGTTCACCCCCATTTATTACGAGACCAGACACGCCATTGAGGTCAGTATACGCCTGACCCGTCTGAAGTGTACCTTCCATAACTACGCCTCCGTTTTCAAGGAATACAATCCAATATCTATCGTTGTTGTCAAGTGCAACTAAGTAGATATCGTTCAAGGAAACCAAGTCAACGAATACTTTGCGAAGGTTATAGTCTAATTTAGGTAAGTTAATGGTAACAGCGGGTTGGAATGTAACCGACATAGCCGTGTCATTAACAGCAATAGTTTCAGTCAAAGAAGCTGATTGCTTGGGGAGCTGGAAGGAGTGCCAAGTACCGCTTCCGCTCACAGATACTACTTCATCATTCGCATTGGTCGTGTAGCCAGAAATCGTGTAACCGCTCTGCCCCAAAATCCAAATTTGCTTCAATCCGCCCGAAGAACCCGTGCGGCAATCTAAAGTAAAATCTTGGTCTAAATAACAACTCATTTTATTTATTTTTTGTTAAAAAGTTTATCTTGCGATAGCGAACGAAGCGATATCAAAAATTCCGAGACCGTATACCATACGAGCCATTACCTTCACCACATCCTCATAAGGGTCATAAACTTGCTTAAGTTCAATTCCACCATTTTCAGTTGCGTTAAATCCTATCTGGTAGTACTCTGAAGGTCCGATAACCATAGCTGATTGACCATCCAAACCTTGCGTAGGTACAACGAGTACATTTGTGGAAGGAAGTTGAACTGCCCAAACTTCACCTTGAGCTGCACCACGAGAATCTACAGTGAACAAGTTCACATAAGACTTCAAGGTCATATCTTGGATAAGGTTTCTGTAGTCAGCATAAGAACAGAAGATAGTGATGTCATTTCTGTGAACTACATTATTTGGTAATTGTGCATAAAGTGCTGAAAAAACGCTAAGAGCGTTCGAACTAGTCGTTGCAGTATAAGTGATTTGGGTAGCACCGTTTCCAGTAGTTACCAATGCCAATACTCCGTCAAAACATGCTGAGTTGTACTCAGTAGCACCAGTTGCTTTGGTATTTCTCCAAAGTTGCTTTTCAATTTGGTCAGCAGCTCTGTTTGAAACATCTTGGGTTAATAATTCTGCGAATGGAACTTCTTCTTGGAAGTTTGAAGAAGACAAACGCTGTGTAAGGTAATAATCATAAAGCGTGTAGGGGCACAAGCTCTGATTAATTTTTTTGGAACAAGTTTCAATCGTGACTTGACTTATTGAAGTATCCCCCGTAGCTGAAAATCCGCAAAGGTCTCCATCTTGAAAGATTACATCATTGGTCATTACACCAACTTTTTCTGTTCCACGAATATTTGGACGAACGGTTGCATACTTAGGTAAAGTTTCTCCTAAGATAGTCTTAATAAACATTTCGTTCGCATTTTCCAAAGACCAAGTACTCAATTGACTTAGGTCATACGAAAATTCAAATTTCTTTTTCATGTTGATAATTTTATTTTTAATTTCTTAATGCTTTTAATTGCTCAAATCTCCAATCTTCAAAAGTTTGTTTAATATTTTTCTCCTGCTTGATTGGAGCCGCAGCAGGCGACTTTTTGAAGTTTTCAAAATCCGAACGAATTGAACTCAATTCCTCAGACATTGATTCTTCTTTTGTGCGAAGATAACCTAACATCTCCTCCATTGCTACTTTCATCATGCCGATGTCTTCTTTCATAGCCATCAGCTCATCAATAGTTGGGGGATTTACTGCCATCATCTCCACATTTTCTCTTTCGGTGATTACGCCATCCTTTACGAAAATCTTAATTCTGTTTTCGTTTCCTGAAGTATCACGGAGCATGAACTCATACTCCCCATCTTCAGCAGGTTTAGCCTCATCACCATCCATTACGAAGACATTTTCGCCCACATCAAAAGTATCAGACTCAAGAATTTGACCGTTCGTGTCTTCAACACGAGTAAGCTCTTCTTCCATATTCTTAACTTCCTCATCAGCTTCTTCAACTTTGACCTCAGCACCAGCTTCGGACTCCATCTCATCATCTTTCATAATTTCCACCAATTTTGAAGCTTCATCAAGCTTAATTTTGGTTCCGTCTTCCAAAACATGGTCACCCGGAGGTGCAAGTTCAAGTTCAACACTTCCGTCCTTAACGACATAGATTTCCTCACCCAATTCCATTTCCGACTCTTTGTTGTTGGTAATGGTAATATCTGAGTCCATCAACTTAATCATTGCGAACTTGTGTTCCCCGAACTTTAAACCTAATGTTTTGTAGATTCTTAATAGAAGGTTTGATTCCATAATTTTATTTACAAATAAATAGTGTTTAGTTTCCGTATAAAAAATTTCCTTCTAAAGAAATTCCTTTTACTTTATTGGCTTTAACATAATTGTTCCATACTTCATCATTATCTACCTTGAAAATAGACATCCAAGTCCCTATGGGCAATTCATCAGGCGAGAAGTATTTGTAAGCCTTGTCGTTATCACTTTCAATAATCCAACTCTCAACCATAAAGACATCTTGGAATTTTTGGTCTGAATGTTCGTAATTGACTTTGTCAGTTCTTTTTTCCTTCATATACTTGTAAGCCATCTTTTTGATGGTCTCAGGTGTGAAGGTCACGAAATACTTACCCCCCATGCTATCCAAACGCGGAATAACCTTTCCAGGCGTCATTACAGGAGCGTAAATCAATCGTTTATCCTCTTCCAAAGAAAAGGCTTGAGAATCTTTTTTCTCACCACAAGACATGAATAATTTCTTACCCATGAACTCATACTCATAAACATATCCTCCACATCCACAGAATTGAGAATATTCAAATGCTTCTTCACTGGTCTCAAATAGAGCTTTACCCTTAGCAAATGCTGTTGGTCTGAATAATACATCCAATTCACCAGGATAATAAGCCCCAATTCCAAGTTGTCCCAAAGCATCCAAGGTTCCTGAATCTGCTGAGATGGCTTCAATAATGTTGAAACCAGCATCAATCATCTTCTTAACCTTGTTAATCTTAAATCTTTGAGCAACATCACCAGTTGTCTCATCTTCCAAATCTTGAAGATATAAATCATCATAGTCAATTCCCAAATCTTCCAACTCATCAATGGTTTCATCCAATCTATGAGCTGGTCTTCCTGAAATAATGACAATATGATAGTCCTCTTTTTTATCATCAAGATATTCAATGGCTTTCATGTTTGGTTTTCCATCTTCAATCAATACCCCGTCCAAATCAAAGACAATGGTCTTCATCGTTGAGAAACTTTCAAAGTCTGAAATACATACAGCATATCTTTGTTTTTCATCAGGAAATTCACTTACCAAAGCCGCCATACATCTTTGAATGTAAGCATCTTGTCTTTCATAAGGTTTTTTCTCAATAAAAACTTGTTCTATTTCCATGGTGTCACCTGAAGTTGTAGCATATGGGCTTAATGATGAAACATCGTATTCAAAATCTTGCTTTTTAAAACCACTCGCATAATTGGGGGGGAGATTTATTTGTCCCGTGTTTCCTGCTGCTGGTGCTTCAAAGATTGCTTGTTCTTGAGCATTTTGTGCGTTGTTGTAAATATATCCAGTGGGTTCTAACATAAGTTCCAAGAAGCGATGTTTACATCCTGCTCCACCTTTCCAAACCCATATATCAACAGGACCAGAATTCTTTGGACGGGGGATAATCTTTCTATCCACATCTTCAACTTCAAGTTGAGCAGACAAATCCATAATGTCTTCATAACGATAAACTCGTTGTACCCCACCCATCATCCTTCTACAGAAACTTCTTGAGGTATCAATCAAATCAGGCTCATTGTCTCCTGGCGCATAGATGTATCTAAATCTACGAAATGGAAGGTCTAAAATTGACGACTCATTGGGGTTGGAAACTATTCTATAGAATTTCTCACCATCAATTTTTGAGTCAGCTAATTTTTCCATATATCTCTTGGAAACTGACTCAGGGTCATCAATAATTCTAACCCCAATTATTTGATTGTCTTTTAAGACATCTTCAATGTTTTGACCCTTGGAATCTATTATCTCTAATATTTCGTCGTGGTCTTTGCATGGCATATAAACTTCTCTTCCTTCATGTTGATGTGAATGATAACCCTTACATCCAAGTCTTTGTGCTTCTTTAACTGCATCTTCAATAGTTTCAAATACTGGTGTTCCATCTATAAAATTATAATCCATTGTTCTCAATCATTGCTCTAAGTTGTTTATTTTCTTCTTTGAGGGTTTGGATTAGGCTATCCATTTTTTCCATCTTACCCTTAAGGGTGTTTATTTCAGATTTTAAATCAGCAATAATTTCTTGATACACATTAAGGGTAGATGCTACATTCTGTATAGAGATAGAATCAGTTTCCTTCTGTGTTTTCCTCATTCCCAAGAAAAACCCACTTATACCTGTAATTGTAACTAAGACCCAATCAAAAATTTCCATTTTACTTGTTCTTACGAATTTGTTCTAATTTCCTTTGAGACCATTCAATACCAACTCTACCACCCCAAGCATCAACTGCTAAACCTTGACATCCTTCTTCATAAGGGATGTTCTCACCCTTAAGATGACGAGCAAATGACGCCATACGAGCAATTGTTTTTTCTGATAGGGGTTCTCCCTTACATAATTGGTTCATTCTTGCGACCCCAACTGCGGTTAAACAATCGTTGGGATTTTGCTCTTCTGTGTAAAACCTTTTAGCTTTACACGCGGCTCTTTGTGCTTCTTTTGGATAATCTGAGTAAGACTCAAAATTCTCCTTACTAAAATAAACGAAATCCACCTCCACGGCTGGCTCAAGAACTAACGAGATTTCTTCCACGCGAGTATCTCCTGATAAATTTTCGTCAATATCTAAATTGATAATTTTTAACATACTAATAAATATTAAAACCTTGATAGTTGCTCCAACTTTTTGGAAACAGCTTGTTTACGGGTGATATCTTGCTCAATAACATAAGCTCTAATAGGTTCCATTCTCTGTTTTGCAATAGCGTCCACAATACGAGAATCGTCAAAACTTGAAATTAATGGACGACCACCACCCATTTGATTTATCTGTGAGAGTAATCCTTGATAGTTTCTGGCTGAAGTTCTATTGATAACTGCTTCCCCACCTTCAAGATTATAACCACCATTCTGTAAAAATACACCCCCATTTTCATGGGACGGTCCATTGATGATTAATCCTTGTTGTCCTTTAATCAATCCACCTTTTTTGAATGATTGAACTAAATTAATTTGGTCTTGAATAGCGGCTAATTGTAATCCCAAAGCTGCTGTTACAAGACCAGCAGTAATAAAACCGGCTGTACCACCTTCAACAAATGCTCTTGAAACTGACAAGGCAGTATTAACAACAGCTTGTGCTTGGTCAAGTCTCAATTGTCTTAATCTGAATTTTTTTTCACTGGCTAATCGTAGAGCTGCATATTCATCATTCAATTCTTGTCTTTTTTGAAGATATTCTTTTTCATTCAAAAGACTATTTCTTCTCGCATCCTCCAATATCTGAAGATAATTTTCTTCCTCTTTAGCTAATCTTTCGTTAGCTGTCTGATTAAGAGTTGTGATATATTCACTATAAGAATTTAATGCTGATTGTATAATTTGAATATATCGTTGGAACTCTTTAGCATCTTCTTCTCTGGCTTTTCTCTTTAACTCTTGTTGAGTATTGAATGTAGCTTCATAGATTTTGATTTTCTCTTCTTCAGTGAATTTTACATTGTTTAAACCCGCTTCGTTAATAATTCTTTGTCCTTCTTTAACTTTCTGAGCAATAGTCAATTGTTTTGTTGCTCTAATATTGTTGAATTTGATGAATTGTTCTGTTTCATCCTGAATTAAGCCAACAATAGCAGCTCCAGTTATTTTGGTTGCTTTAAGTCTATTTTGTTCAAATTGAAGGTTATATCTACGAATTCTATCAAATTCTTGTTCAGTTCCTCTAACCTGATTACGAATTGATTCAACTCTTTGTTCGGCAATATCACCTATTAAGTTCTGAAATTCAACTTGTTTTTTAGCACCTTGGTCAACCAATGCAATGATGGCTTCATACTGTTTTTGAGTTATATCTTTACTGTCTCTTGCTTGTTTAACTCTTTCAAGAAATCCATCTTCTTCAATTCTTAAAAATTCATTAAGTCCATCTATTGTTTGCTGACGAATTTGTTTTTCAAAATCAGCAATAAATTTTTCGTTTTTTCTATAGTTTTGTCTGTCAATTGTAATTTCTTTTGTTACACCTAAAAGCTCATCTCTTTCGGTCGTAATCTTACCTTCAATAGCTAAAATTTGACGAGTAGCATCATAATATTCTTTTGCACTTTTAGGATTGAAAAGTGCTTGTAAATTAACCGTACCTTGGGTAATTAGTGAATTAAGATTTGATAAATTAGTTGAAACAGCATTCAAACTTTTTAAAGCATCTGGTGTAATTTGTCCAGCTTCAAATAAAGTCAAAAACTTATCTTTTGTTGTATCTAAATTTTTACCAAATAAATCTGTGCTTAATCCAATACTTTGAATGAAATTTAAATAATTGTCATTAATGGTTTTACCAAATGTATCTGATACATATATCAAATTTTCATAAATAGGTTCAAAACCCTGCAATATTCCTCCGAATTCACCTATAGCCTCAGCACGAGCTCTGTTAACTACTTTATTCATATTTTGGAACATTTCTTCAGTCACACTTTCAGAAATCAATCCCAAATCTTTTATTCCTCTAAAGTAAGCATTTGTTGCATCATCAATTAATCCAATTCTTTGTTTGAACGCTTCGTTAGCTCTGTTAACAATATCGGGTAATTTATCTTCAACAGTGACAACTTTTCCAAATTCTTTGTAAAGCTTAATCTCATCTTTAAGATATCTTCCCAACTCATCTAAGATGGCAATAAGTTTGTTGTTATTGTTAATCTGTCTCTGTGAAGCGGCGGCATTATCACCTTTTGCACCAGTATTTTCTTCTGTTGTAATTGTATCGTCAATAAGAAGTGCGGTATATGCTTCTTGTATATCTGAAGCTTCAAGATTTAATTCATTGGAATATTTAATAGCTTCGCTTCTTTCATCCTCAGCTCTTTTTAAATCATTTTCCCTAAAAGTTCTAGTAATAACATTTGCATTTTCAAGGTCATTTTTGGCTTGCTGAACCTTTTGTTCTGCTTCAAATGCTTTTGTTTTTGCTTCAGAGGATGCTTTTATTTTAGCATCCAATTCAGCTTTTTTCTCTAAAATTTTGATATTTCTTTCATAAATCTTGGTAAGTTCACCCGTCTGAATTGCTTCTTCCATGGTTAAATCACCCAATGATGGTAAAGCTTTTTGAAGTAACTTGTAAGCAGTAAGTCTATCTTCTTCTGATTGTGTTAGGTCTCTAATTACAGCCACAAGACTTGAAATTTGGAATCGTTGAGCATCTGTACCTCTTTTACCTTTTTCAACTTCCAAGTTATATCTTTTTTGAGCTTCAGCTGCTTCATCTGTTTCATCAGCTAATAATATGAATGCTGCGACTGCAGCACCAATTAAAGATAAAAGAGCAACAAATGGATTCGCAGCCATTACGGTATAAAGACCCCTAAGTGCTGTAGCAAAAAATCCTGTTGCAGTTCCTGCTGTTGTTTTAGCAGAAGCATTGGTTAAGGTAGCAGCAGTTTCACCTTCAGTAGCAGCGGTATTTGAAACACTTGCTCCTGTATTTTTAACCTTAGCGGCTGTGTTAACTTCTTCAGCTACTGTCTCAGCTCCTGTTGCTACAGTTTGTTCAGTAGTGGCTAATATATTAGCTTTCAACAGTGCTAATCTAATTTTTTCTGCGGCGTTGTTGGCAAGTAATCTCAATGAGATTATACCTTCCAAAGTCTGTCTTGAAGCCAAAGCAATGGTCAAAGCATTTTGTGCAGCTGCTGAACTTTTAGCAACATTCTCACTTTCAACACCGAATATATTCAAAGCTGCGGTACCAGCAGCAAATGCTGACGAAATACCTGCACCAATACGAGCAAATGCTGAAGCAAATTCTTCAGAAGTGATACCCTTAAGTTGTTTTTGTTGAGCAGCTAATTCAGAATTTGCTGCTGCAATGGCAGATTTTAACTCAGCGTATCTAAGACTATTTTTATCAGTTATTTTGAGTTCTTCGTTTGCAGCAGCTGCAAAATCTCTTAACTCTTTAAGGGTTGTTAATGCTCCTGCATCGTTTAGGATTAAATCTAATTGAATTTTTTCTGCCATCTTAACAATTGCCGTTACTTTGAGCTCTTCCGAATGTATCAATTACGAAGTTTTCAGTAGAACCCGTTTCTCTTAAATATAATCCAGTCGGAACTGGGTTGGTACATCCACTCGTGGTGTAGATAAATGCTCCATTTACCAAACCATTAGGGTCAGTTGAGTAGAATGGAAGTGCTGGTACATCTTCATTACAAACTAAGAAAGCATCAAAATTGAATACCACAGTAACAGGATAAACAACACAAGGTGGGGCAGGAGGATATGGAGCATTTGGTGCAATACCTACAGAAGGAGCCCAAAGAGTATCTTTATAATACAATTCAATATCTTTAACCAAAGTGATTTCTGTTGATTCTGGTTCAACTAAATTAGCACCACTAATTCTGTCAATCCTGTAACTGGCATCTTTAATCCAAATTTTATCTGTTAATTTTAAATCTGAGTAATATTGAGGGGACATTAAAAACTTCGCAGTGAGTTTTCGGGCTTCAGGTGAGTATAAATTATCAATATGAGTTTCCCAAAAATATCTATAGACCGTATTTTGAACATATTTGATAAATGGACTTGTCACATCAAAGTAATAATCTGTTGAAGGGAAAAAGTTTAAATCTGAAACTTGACTGGCATCCAAACTATCTAAATTGGATATATGGTTTACACAGGGATATGTCGTTTGTGCAACAGGAGTATTTCCTGAATATAACCACCAGTTTCTACGATTTGAAACATCATAGTTACCATAGTCTTTGAAAAAGTATCTATTTCCAACCCAAAAGAATAAATGAGGTGACCTCTGACGAGCACTTTGAAAATTTACCGTTTGTGTATTAGTTTTATCCCCATCAAGATACCAAAGTTGAGGAATGATTACATTAGTTGAACCTGAGATAAAATCTGTGGGTAATGGTGCAAATGGCGTTGTGATTTCTTTTTCACCCTCAGGAATTGTAAATTGAGTTAAAAATCTTCTTTCCCCAAACATTAATTGATATTGGTCAAGATATAGACGATTCAAAGTTTCATTATCGTTGTAATCTCCTTTCCAATTTATCTGTTTTGGTAAATCAAAATTTAAAGCTTGAATTTCAACAGCAGAATTAATATCAATATATTCCGTCCAATCTCTTTCTGTTCTTTGATTTTCGTTCAAATACCAAGGTAAGGGTTCAATTTTGAAAGTATTTTCTTGTTCATCTTGGGTAACAACTAAATTGAAGGTATTAATCAAACCTTTCATAAAAGAAATGCAAGTTATATCTGGCATCTGAAATTTCATGTTGATTGTGGTCTGACTTGTGAAAAATGGTGAACCATATAAATCCCAATAAGGGGCGACATCATTTATCACAGCTCCTTGATATCCAATGATATAAACTCCCCCTGTTGGCTCACCATTAGTTTCAATTTCAATGAATGGTTTGATATATTCTCCACCAATTACACTACCTGAGAAGAAAAGATTTGAATTTTGAAAACCTTGTAAAGCTGGTAATCCTAAACCAGAAGTTGTGTATAAAATGGTTCCCGTAGATAAATTTGCAGGGTCGTTTGCAGTCCTTATTGTTACTCTAAAATAAGTTGGTGCAGCTTTGGCATAATATTGTTTATAAGAAAATCTTATATTCCAAAAATAATTACCAGTATATGGTGCTTGGAAATAACCCCCCTGTTGAGTATTTAAATCATAAAAAGTGAAATTTCCTAATCCATCAAAACCATCACTTTCAAATCCAACAAATGGAAAAGTTTGTTGTAATCCTTGATAAGAAGCAACACCTGTAGCTACAGGTAAGAATGCTACTTGACGAGGACCATAGACCTTGAAGAAGTTTTCGTTTGTATTTCCTGATGGTAATACTGGTCCCAATTCTCCATTTTGTGCAGTATCCATATAAATGGAACGGAAATAATCTGTTTCAAAAAATTCGGAGTTGTAGTTAAACCCTGTTCCTGAAAAAATGGTATCCACCACTGCTTTCAATCTAATAGCAGGCTTAAAATAAGTGGTGGGGATTGCATTACCTGAAAAAGTTATGGATTCACCAATTCTGTCATCATCCATAGTGAATTTGAAATCAGGTTCAGTAAAACCACTTTGAATGATTAATCCATAATTTATTAACGGCATTAAAATATCTCCATTGAACAATCCATCGTTGGTTACCGTATTAGCTGACCATGATGTCGTTATGGATGTATAGTTCATATCAAACTCATAGGGAGCCCAATTCAAATCTTGAAGAGTGGTATCCTTCAATACTGAAGCCAGTGAATTTACCTCACTGGTGATATAAACTTCAAACTCGTTATAGTCGTAGTATCTAATGACTTTATTGAGTCTTAAAAACCCTCTAAAGATGTCCAAACCACGATATTGAACTACACATTTGACATCATTCAACGGATTAAAATCAGTTCCGTTGATTTCATAGAAATGCTCAAACAATTCATTGTTGTTTTGAGTTCCTGGAATTGTGAAAGTCTGTGAATAAGGAGAAAGTCTTGAATCTATTTCTGAAATAGATAATTCTGCGTAATTTACACTGATTGGCAATTCAGCAAAAATATCCACTGATTCATAACCATTATCAGTGAGTATGAGTAGAGTAGTATCTTGCATGGTTTTATAATCCGAGCATT